GGTATCAAATCATTTAGGGAACTCCCTAAACAAAAAAAGACTCGCCGAAGCGAGCCTAGTAGAGCAGTGGTATGCAATGTGGTGTGTTTGTAGCACAATGCGTTGTAGTATGCAACACCTGATGCGCGACGCAAACTATTAACTGGTATCATTAGACATAAAAAAATGGGGAACCAAATGGCTCCCCGTGATGTTAACTGTATTCGGTATTGTGTCTTAGGTAATTATAGGCGTGTCTCATAGTGTCGATGTCATAAGATGTTATAGATGTTTTAACATTTACGTGGTCTCGTGCGTGTTCCAGTTGGTTAATTAAAGTAATGAAGGCAACCAAATTGCTTTCTGGGAGAGCGGGTTTAAATCCTGCTTCGTCGATCATGTCTTGATCTTGATTATATGATAGTGTTTCTAACATAGTTTTTACTCCAGTTGGTTTGGGGCAGACGTTATTGCCTGCCCCAGTAGTTTTATATTTTGATCTTACAGTCTGCCATCATTTGCAGAGTAGCGCGGTGCATTGTCTTATAGTTGTCACCAAGCTCTTCTTTATTTTTCTCAAGAAAACTCTTGAGATTTTTGACCATATTCTCTGCCTTCTCAATAGGCGTCTGCTCTGGCTTTTCTTTCATTGTGGCCTTGCCGTCTACTGATACATTGTCGATCTTTGACATGTCACCACCTGTGAGTGCATACAACTCTGGAGCTTTGCGACGCATCAAGGCATTCTTTAAATCCTTGATCTTACTACCTATGTCAGTAGATGTATGCGCTAGCTTGCGTGCTATCAATACCTCTTTAAACATGGTCTTGAGCTGGCCGTAGGTGTCTTCACTGGCGGTAGATTTACCATTGGACACATTGGCTTTAGTCGGTGACACAGCGTCTGTCCAAGTCATAACCTTGGCAACCTTGTCCATGTCCTTAGCAAACTCTTGCTTTGCCTTGAAGGTTTTTTCATCAAGACCTATGAATGCGTCCTTGATAGTTTTAAGTGTAGTCTTTGCGATAGTAATATTTGACATGTGAATGTCCTTTCATTTATCAAAGTCTTATTGCCGTTGTTGGCCGCTTCAATACATTACTTATGCCACGCACGTGTGAGGTTTACAATAGATAGAACCGCAAGGTTTACCACCATATACCATTATATACCATTTAGGGACGTCCCTAAATCTAGGTATACCAAAGGCATACCCTACCCCACCCCACCGCGCTGTCAGATAGGAGTCCCGCTTGTCTATGTAATACTAATCCAAACAAACTAATTGGTATTTTTTGAAAACCCCCCACCCCTTTTTTAAAACACTTGATAAAATTTTTTTTGTATCCTATTATTGCGTTACCGGTTAACAACCTGCGATGTATTATGACAATGAGCCTCACTCCAGAGATGGGTGTACCTTTAGAAGATGAAGTAAAACAGTTACATCTGCCTGACCGTGCAGTTGCGATGGCTAAAACTGTCAAAAAACTAGAGGATCATGGGTTAGACACCACTCCCAACGAGGAGGATAAGGAAGTCGCCGCTATTCTAGCTACCTCATTCGCACAAGAACCCGACAAAACGTCCCGAAAAGTAACACACAAGCGTGCAGCAAAGCTGACACCCCCTTCTATTAAGATGACAGGGGCTATAATTGATGAATTTAACCACTCTGTGGTAGAATCTTCCAAGCAAATACGTAATTTAGTGACCAACAAGCTCGTCATGGAGACTGAAAACCCTGATCCTCGTGTACGTATGCGTGCATTAGAGCTTCTGGGTAAAATTTCAGACGTAGGGTTGTTTACAGAGAAGTCCGAAGTGACGATTACACACCAAACTACGGACGACATCAAAGAGAAACTGCGTAGCAAGCTTGCAAAACTGGTAAACCCAGAGCCTGAGATAGAAGATGCAGTGGTTTTGACCCCCAATGCCTTAGATATCAACGAACAATTTGGGTTTGACGATGACGACTGACGCTCTCGCCTTTGATGAAGCTGAAATTGAGGTCATGTTGGCCAACTTAGACTCGTTTAGCGAAGAAGAAGTCGCTGAGATTGACAGTATGGTTAATGAGCTTACCACTCGCAACACAAACAAGCGTGCATACGACGATTTAATAGAGTTCTGCAAAGTTATGATGCCGGATTTTATAGTAGGTAAGCATCACCGCATACTTGCAGACATGTTAATGGCCATAGAACGTGGGGAGAAAGACCGTATATGCGTCAACATCCCACCACGACACGGTAAATCACAGCTTGTGTCTATCTTCTTTCCAGCATGGTATTTAGGGCGCAACCCGGGCAAGAAGGTTATGATGGTCTCTCACACGACAGACCTAGCGGTGGATTTTGGACGTAAAGTACGTAACTTAATTGCTTTAGACGCGTACCGGTCTATATTTCCTACAGTAAAACTAGCACAAGATAGTAAATCAGCAGGAAGGTGGAATACAAATGTCGGCGGAGAATATTATGCGTGTGGTATTGGCTCTGCTCTGGCTGGCCGTGGCGCTGACTTATTGTTGGTGGACGATCCACATTCTGAGCAAGATGTAATTAACGGAAACTTTTCTGTGTTTGAGAAAGCATACGAATGGTTCACCTTTGGTGCGCGTACGCGTCTGATGCCCGGAGGTAGTGTGGCTATTATACAAACACGGTGGCATTTAGACGACCTTACAGGACGTGTAACCCGTGATATGGGTAAAAACGAGCGTGCTGACCAGTACGAGGTCGTTGAGTTTCCAGCGATTATAGAAGTCACCAACAAAAAAACTAAGGATATGGTACAGAAACCTCTGTGGCCTGAGTTTTTTGACCTAGAAGCCCTCCTCAGAACCAAAGCATCTATGCCAGTGTTCCAATGGAACTCTCAGTACCAACAACAACCGACTACCGAAGAGGCCGCTATGGTCAAGCGGGAATGGTGGAATAAGTGGACTAAAGAAAACCCACCGTCGTGCGAGTACATCATCATGTCACTTGACGCTGCAGCCGAGAAGCACAACCGTGCAGACTATACAGCGCTTACCACTTGGGGCGTTTTCTTGAACGAAGAGACGAGCGCATATAATATTATATTGTTAAATAGCATAAAACAGCGTATAGAGTTCCCAGAACTTAAACAACTTGCGATGGAAGAGTACCGAGACTGGGAACCTGATTCGTTCATTGTGGAGAAGAAAAGTTCTGGTGTAGCCTTGTATCAAGAGATGCGGCGTATGGGCTTGCCAGTATCGGAGTATACACCACATAGAGGGTCAGGAGATAAGTTAGCCAGACTTAACTCTGTTGCAGATATAGTAGCATCCGGGATTTGTTGGGTGCCAGAGACACGGTGGGCTGAAGAAGTGGTTGAAGAGATTGCAGGATTCCCATTTATGAGCAATGATGACCTTGTGGACTCTACAGTTATGGCCTTGATGCGTTTTAGACAGGGCGGGTTTATTAGACTACCTAGTGACGAACCAGAAGATGAGCGGTTCTTTAAACAACGCCGAGGCGGATATTATTAAAAGGATTAGCAATGGCTATTGAAAAGGGACTATACGCAGCTCCAATGGGGTTACAAGACTTAGAAGGTGACCTTGAGGGCATGGAGGAGATGGAAATCCCCGAAATGGAAATCGAGATTGTTGATCCTGAGTCCGTCACACTATCCGATGGGAGCATGGAGATCACCATAATGCCCGGAACAGAAGGCGATCTTACTGAGTTCGGTAGTAACCTAGCTGAATCTATGAGTGAAGATGACCTTGACGAGCTATCTGGTGAGCTTGTTGGGCAAGTTAAGTCAGATATTGAAGCGCGTAAAGACTGGGCAGACACGTTTGTCAAAGGTTTGGACGTGTTAGGGTTTAAATATGAAGAGCGCACAGAGCCTTGGGCCGGTGCGTGTGGCGTAAACTCCACAGTTTTAGCTGAAGCAGCCATTAGGTTCCAAGCTGAAACTATGAGTGAGACCATGCCAGCGGCTGGGCCAGTAAGAACTAAGATACTTGGTGAAGAGACCAAGGAAAAAGACGAAGCCGCTGCCCGTGTTATGGCAGATATGAACTACGAATTGACTGAAAACATGGTTGAGTACCGCCCAGAACATGAG